TTCTTTTGCCGCCTTATCCGCTACTGCTAAAACACCGTCAATTGCCTTACTAAGTTCTTCAGATGCCTTTACCGACTCATTAAGAGTCTTTGTGACCTGTTTCGTGCCATCTATAATTCCAAACGGATCGGGCATGACTCACTATTTGCACCTTATGTTTTCATAATGTACGCAAGGGCGTAGTACGGTGGCAAGTTAGCGTTTGTGCCAGAAACACCTTCTGTGCTGTTTCCTACGGTAATTCCTGTTACGGCTGTTACAGTAGTGTTGTTACTATTTGTTCTTGTTTGGATTGGTATACCGCCACCGCTTACAGTGTCGCTATATAACGCAAGGTTAGTTAAAGTATGTGCGTGACCTGGATCTGTAACAGTTGCTGTATGGGTGTGGCTAACTACAACGGCATTTGCAGAACCACCCGTAGCCGCAACAGCATAAGTAGAACCAGCACCAACAACAAAACGATCACGCAAATCTGGGGTTCCGCTAGTACCGTCACATATTAACCAACCACTTGGGATAGTTGCAATCGACCCAGACCACAAAGAAATAATACCCGTAGGAATAATATCCCGAACAAAAGCGGTGGTGGCAATTTGCGTTGTATCGGTGGCAACTGCGGCAGTTGGCGCTAGTGGGGTTCCAGTAAAAGTCGGAGAACCCGCAAATACTAAAGCGCCTGTACCCGTTTCATCTGTTACGGCAGCCAATAGGTTTGCTGAAGATGGGGTGCCTAAAAACGTAGCAACGCCAGTCCCCAAAGAAGTTATACCTGTGCCGCCAGAAGCTGGCAATAAAGCGTTTGTTAGAGAAACTATTTGAGCGTTACTAATAGCGATTGCCGTTGTGCCACTAGTCTGAATAGCCATTGCCCCAGTAGTATCTGTAATGACGTTTAGTGCCGTTGCCGCTGTGGTTCCAGCATTGAGTGTAGTTGCCATATTAAGTCCTTAAGCTGCTGAAGTAGAAGCCAACAAGTAGTAAACAGTGCCGCTGATATTAACAGCAATTTTATTAGTTACAACGTTACTTACAGATGCCGATACCGCTGTAGAAGCCAAAGCATTGCCAGTAACCGTTGGAAAAGTAATAGTCGGCGTACCAGCAATGGCAGGAGCAGCTAAAGTTAGCGTGCCGCTTGTATCACCAGAAATTGTAAATTGACCCATGATTTGTCCTTAAGTCTTGATAATAAAGTTAATACCGAGGTAAGGCGGTAAGTTAGCGTTTGTGCCAGAAACACCTTCTGTACTGTTTGTAGTTGCTACTGAAATACCTGTTGTGTTAGTTGCTGTATTTCGTGATGCTGACAAATAAGGGTTACCACCAACAAAACCAAAGACTTCACCGCCTCCTGGTGTGTAAACTCCTGAGTGTAAATGTCCTGGGTCTGTAACGGTAGAAGTTGCAGTATGTGTGTGAGATACAACAACAGCATCTGCAGAGCCGCCTGTTGCGCCCACGGTTGTACCATACGGCATACGGTTTGTATAGTTTGGCAGGTTAAACGTAGTAGACCCATCACCAACACCAAAGGTTGTGCTAATTACCGCAAAAAGTGCGGCGTATGTTGTTCTATTCACCGCAGTGCCATTACACAGTAAAAACCCTGATGGCGCAGTGCCTGTAGGCCACATAACCAAACCGCCTGTTGGCACGCCGTTAGCCAGCACAAAAGCTGTGGTTGCTATTTGGGTGGTATTGGTTCCTGCAGTTGCAGTCGGTGCTAGTGGGGTGCCAGTAAACGTAGGGGAAACTGAAGAAATAGCACCCGAAAATACGCCTGTAGTACCCGTTAAAGCACCCGTTAAAGCCGTTGTACCCGCTACAACTAAGTTACCGTTTACGTTAAAGTTGCCAGCCGACCCTGTCTGGGAGGAGAAAAAGTTAGTCCCGTCACAATATACTTGGGCAGTAGTGCCGTTAGGGATAGTAACAACGGAGCCTGTAACCCCACCGATAGTGATAGCAAAGCCGCCAGTAGTGTTGTTAAATATGACGTAGAGCTTTTCTACCAGTGGGCAGATAATCTGACGAATAGCTGAGTTAGTCCCAGTAGCCACCAAAACCGCATTGCGAGCCTCATCCGATACGCCGTTAAAACTTGTTAATGTGTAGTCGGCGTTGACCATAGTGATAGTTTGAACGCCGGTAATAGCCTGTTCAAGTATGGTGCCAAGGTTATTATTGGTCGTAGTACCCCACGTCCCGGACTGATCGCCGTTACCAATAAGCTCTATTTTAAGCGAGGGTGAGAAGCTAGATGCCATGTTTTATCCTTTATGGGTAGCTGTTATCAACTTTAGTCCAGACTACCGATTGCCCATTATTAATGCTTGTCCAAGTGCCCGATTCCGTGTTGTTAACCCCTACCCAAACAGCCGCCTGGTCGTCATTAATTTTAAACCAGCCACGTGGGAATGGTTCGTCCAATAATACCAAGTTTTCGGTTATTTGACCAGTAAAAGACGCTATTACAGTTATTGCATCGGCTGGATAGATGTTCTCTGAAACCAAGCCTGCAAAGGCGGCTACTACTGTTTGGGTGTCGGCTAGGGTAGTATTTTCGGTTATAGCTGAGTTGTGAATCTTAATACCTATGCTGCTATCTTCAGCCGTTAACGCCTCGGAAAGACTGGCTACAAAAGAAGCTAAAACAGACTCAACATCAGCTAAATCGGTGTTTTCTGTAATAACTGCCGTAAAGCTAGCTACTACCGTTGGAGAATCGGCGGCGTCAAAATTTTCAAATACTACGCTGGCAAAATTGGCTATTACGGTTTGGGCATTATCTAGGGTTATGGCTTCGAATATGTCTCCAAAAGCAGTGCGCAACACAATAGAAGCATCTTCCAAAGTAGCAGCTTCGGTAATAGCTGCAGCAAAAATATTTAAACCCGTTAACGTGTCCGCTAAATCTGTGCTTTCAGTAATATCTGCAGCAAAAGTGGGTAAACCTAAAGCAGAGTCTACTAGAGTTGAATCTTCTGTTATGCTGCTTAAAAAATCAGCGTTTGCACTGGGGCTGTCTGCTAGAGTTGAATCTTCTGTTATGCTGCTTAAAAAATCAGCGTTTGCACTGGGGCTATCTGCTAGAGTTGAATTTTCTGTTATAGAGACAAGAATTGCGGGCGCATAAAAAATAAATATTGCGCCTTGTCTTCCTGAAGAATATGAATAAATACCACCACTTGTATCTACAGGGCCTCCACTACCTCCACCACCATAGTTTCCACCAGCAACTGAAGGGTTTACTGGACTACCCCCTGCACCACCACCACCACCAATTGTATTTTGGATATCAACACCACCACCACCACTAGCACCGCTTTGAGCGCCGTTACCACCTCCACCACCACCACCACCTTTTGTACCTGTTGTAGCTGCTGCACCACCACCTGTACCAGCAGCATTATTACCTCCCGCACCACCTCCAGATATTGTTCCAATCCCTCCTGCGGTTCCACCACCATTACCACCACCACCGCCACCAGAAAAAGTAAGAAGACTAGTAGTTCCAAGACCAGCGCCGCCTACTCCACCATCACCTCCAGGTCCACCAGCGCCTCCACCACCACCGCCACCGTAAGCGGTTATCGGTGCGGTACCAAACGCTCCAGCACCGCCTGCCCCACCATTAAATGTTGTTCCTGTACCGCCTGTACCCCCTACCGAAGTTGGGGTTGTATTTGTTGTTCCAATTCCACCACCACCTGCTGTATATGTTCCAGAACTAAAAGAAGTAGTTCCACCAGCAGTTAAAGAACCGCCAGCACCAATACTAAAGCTAACTGTGTTTCCGGGCGATGCTACAAAGTTTGACGTAGTTGTATATCCACCACCACCACCACCTGCGCCACCTGCTCGGTTAAATCCAGAACTTGCGGCTTGACGACCACTACCTCCCCCGCCAAGTAAATATATGTTGTTGTTTGTACTGTTCCAATCAGATGGGACTGTCCAACTGGTTCCTGTTGTTAATAAATAGGCTTTGTTGGTTGTGCCATCTATAAAAGCAATACCGTTGTTATTACCGCCATTGGTAGAGTTTGCGCCAGCATATACAAGGTAAGGGTTTGCGGCCCCCAGAGTGTAGCTAAAGTTAATGTCGGTAAACGACATATAGTCAAGGTTAGTTTGACTACCGCCATAGGTAATCGTTCTTTGTGTTCCTACAGACGATGAATTTACTGTTACCACATTACCGCTTGTACCTGTAACAGTCCAGTTTGTAATGGTTTGATTTGAACCACCAAATGTAATTGTGTGTGCAACAGTTTTTGTGCTAGAAATTGTTGTAAATGTATTAGCACCATTAATTGTTGTTGTAGATATTCCTGTTGTGCCACCAATATTTAATGTGCCATAAGTTAAGCCGCCACCAGTAAATGCTCTGGCAGTTGTCGTCGTATCAGTTAAATTAATAGTGGAACTTGCACCACTAAAAGTTAATCCTGTTGTTGTTGAAAAACTCCAAACAGTACCAGTACTGCTTAAATTAATTGTGGAAGTACCTAGTGTGATTGTTCTGGTGGTTGAGTTGTTTGAATCAAAAGTAGTGCAGGTTAGGTTGTTGTTACTGGTATTAAATGTTCCGTGAGTTGTATTAATAGTATTAGAACTAGAAAAATTATCGGCTAACGAAACAGTGCTACTTATTGCCTGCACAACAATTGGTTGGGTAAAACTTCTTCCGTTACTGGTAATTGATTGTGTGGTGCTCCTACCAGATAAACTTATACTTCCAGTTCCGGTTAACGTTGTTGTTGTCCCAAGAGTAATGCTTCCATAAATATTTGGAGTATTTGAGCTTGTTGCCAGCGTCATAGCGCCGGTTTTGGTGATACTAAGTGTGCCTATATTCCAATCTGCGTTTACTGTAATTGTGCCGGTAACTGATCCGGTGTTATCAAATTCCACTGTGTCTTGAGCTAATGGAAAGTTAGCTAAGGCAGGCGAGCCACCGCTTGACGTTGCCCAGGCTGTGGCCGACCAGTTTTGTGCTCCTGCTAAGTTCCAATAGACAGTCTTTGGCGTGTCAAACGTAATGTTACTGTTACCACCGCAATTACCAAAACTTGTTCCTGTTAAAGCCGAACCAGCAAAAGTAATATCCCTAAAGTCTGCATTTGATATACTTCTAGTAGTAGAAGTAATTGTTCTTGTGGTGCCGTATGCTGTGCTCCGTAAAAAAATTCTTCTTATTACACTTGCCGTGGAAAGGTTTACAGTAGTAAAAGTTTGGTTTGCACCTAAACTAAACGTACAAATACCTGTGCCGGTACTTGCTGTAAAATTTAATGTAGTAATTATATTTGCGGCGTTAATTGTAACTGCACTTAAACCAGTTCCATTAATATTTAATGTAGTTATTGTGTTCGCACCATTAATGGTGGCACTCGAACCACCATTTAAATTTATTATGTTGTACGTTAAACCGCCGCCAGTAAATGGATTTGGGCTGCCAGTTAAAGTAATAGTGGACGATGCGGCGCTAAGAGTAAAGTTGGTTGTTGTCTGTACGTTCCACGCAGTAATAATTCCAGAACAATTAAATGTTGTGGTTCCAAGTGTTAATGACCTTACAGAGGATCCAGATGTAGTAAAATTACTAACACCACCGCTTGACGTAACTGTTTGGTTATTTGTATTTACCGCCCCAGCTAGTAAATTAAATCCACTGGCTCCTGATAAGGTAAGAGCGTCTTGTAACGTCCAACCACCACCCACACCGTTAAACTGAAAAATGCTAAATGATTTTCCTGCGGTGGTAATTGTCTTACCTGTAGTGGTTGCTGCCCAAGTTATCGTTCCCGTGTATGTAACCGTTAAATTTGCGGAAACTAAGGTCATACTGCCATATATAGACCACGCCGAAGAGCCGGCTAAGGTCATCACGCCATCAAGCGCGCCACCGGCGCCGCCAAAACTTATATCTCTACATACCGCACCAGTTGAAATGGTTACAGTAAATGCGCCTGTCCCGGTGTTAGAGCCTGCGTCAAAAATAACGTCGTCAGCAAGCGTAGGAGCAGACGCACCGCCGGCACCGCCAGATGTAGCAGACCAGTTGGCTGTGCTTGCGCTGGTCCAAGTTCCTGTGCCAGCTCTCCAGTATCTAGTGGCCATTACTCACCTACGGGTGGAATAAAATTAGTTCCGTCCCATGTATACCCAATGTCGCAAAATGGGACTTCTACTAGCGTACAACCCGCTGGTGGTGTATCTGTCGGCTCGGCGACAATAAGGTTTACTACTACGTTATCTGAGTTAATTACTGCGCATGTGGTCATGTATCCCCCTATTGTCGGTTATCTATTAATGTCCAAACGGTGGATTCAGAATTATCTATAGTACCCCACCCAAAGCACTGTGTAACGTCTGCAACGTTAATTTGTTCGGCTGCGCTAACGTTGTATACTAGAATGGTAGTGTTTGAGTCGTTTAAGGTTATGGATTCTGCCACTTCTCCGTAAAAAGCAATGGATGCCGCAGCACTATCTGCCGCTGTTAAACTTTCAGAAATAGATGAACTAAACGCAGCAATTACCGCTTCTAAGTCTGTTATTGAGCTAATAATTTCTGTAGCATCTGCGTTATGGATACGTAAAGCGCTGAAAAAATCCTCTGCAGTAAATGCTTCTAAAATATTAACCGTATACGTTTCTCCTGTAACAGGCAATGTAGAAAAAGGCGCCTGAGCAAAAGCTGCGTATCCAAACATTAATTTTTACCTTCTGCAAATACGTTTACAAAAACAGTGTTGTCTTCTAATGCTTCAATTTCATGCCATTCACCAGCAGGTAAATTTAAAGGCTGACTATCTTTAGTAATTGTGTAACTACGCCCTTCAAGACTTACTAAACACGACCCTGCATTACACATAGTTGCGTGTGAATAAGAATGACCATGGCTGGGCAAACCTTCGCCTTTATTTACGTGAAACACATTTAACTGTGCACCATCGTAAGTAAAACTATGTTTAGGGGCTGCGGCTATCATGCAGTTTGTGTTCCAGTTGTTTGTGGTTGCTCGGAACTAGGTGGCGGTGGCGGTACATACGGTGTCCATGCGTTCCAAACATCTACACACAAATTAGCCCATGCAGGTAAAACTGTAATGGGTTCGTTTGGCGGCTTTGATCCGTCAGGATTATTTTCAAATTCAATCCATCCAGCGGTATCTTTCCATTGCAAAGCATGAACATCTGATGGAATGTTGCATTGAGTTAAATCTAATGGTAAAGGTGCATACGCTTTTACTACACCATCTACATAAACAGTGTTATCACTAGGAATAATTGTAAGTTTCATTTAGTTCTCCAAAATCATATTTTGTGTTTGAGGTGCTACACCTGCCGCTGCCAGTAATACACGCTGTCCTACTTCGTTGGACTTCACCATTTCGTTGCGAAATGACTCAACTGCCGCACTTGTGCCTCGTTGTTGTTGGCTGTTCTCAATCATTAACATTGGCAACCACGCCATAGAGCACCCCCATTCCTCAACCTCTTTACCAGTATTAGGATTAGTTCCAGCAATCTTCATAAACCACGCACACTCTAATTGTCTGCAAGGTTTAAATCCGTCAAGTGGGCAGTTAGCTTTAGATTCTATTTTCATTAGTTTTTAGAACAAAGAATAATGTCAATGTATTGCACGGCTAGATTAATTGCTGTGCCTGTAAATGTACCACCTCCGTGAGTGTGCGAACCGCCACCACCTGTTGAGCCTGTTGGGTTTGGTGTACTACCAATTCCTGATGGTCCAACGGAAATAGTGTCAAAGCCATAAGCAACAAAACATCCACCAGTTGTAACGCTATATGGTGATGGATGAGTATGACTAGGTATTTCTGAGGTAGAAAGTGTTGTTGCACCGCTTGTGCCTACTGAGCCACTAACTGCTTGACTTGCAAAAGCTGTAGTAAACGCAACTGAACCACCTGTTCCAGCGCCTGTACCCGATACCACTCTTAATGCTTTGTTGTTCTCAGTGGTTACTTGTGTCCATCCAGTCGGTGCGGCGGCTTGGTAAAACAGTATAACTGAACCCGAAGGAACTGAAGGCGCTGCCCAAGAAGGAGCAACGCCAGTACCGTTTGATAAAAGCACATTTCCAGCAGTTCCCGGGTTATTGCTAGACCATACTGCAGACCCAGAAGGGTAAGTAACAAACACGTTAACCGTGCCGCTAAATGTAACTGCAGAACCAGAGTTACTAGATGATAAAATTGTTGTACGAGTTAAAGTTGGCCCCGTAGTTGAATACGTGCCAACACCGACTTCAAAGTTTCCAGAAGCGTCTGTGGCTGAGTAGTAAGTTGTGTTTGTATTACCAATAACAGCAAAAGACTGGAAGCCAGTTACAGAGCCGCTTAAAGTAAAACTTACGGTTGTATTGGCTGTTCCGGTTTCTTGTACTCTATCTGCTAGGACAAGAGCCATGTTAGGCTCCTATTAACTAGTGGCTGTGGTTGTGTAAGTAACAGCCAAAGAGTCTCCGCTTGTTACAGTTTTAAAACCGCCAGTAAATGCACCAACAGAATACAAAACACCTGTAGTTGTATCTTTAGTAGCAGTACCAGTTGCGCCACCGTTAATAAAACAACCGCCAACGCTTCCAGAAGAAGTCATTGCAAACGTAACTGCTGTACCTGTCTTAGATGTTACGTTAGATGGTGAAGTACCTGAAGAAGTTGCAGCTGTCCAAGTAATTGATTGGCGATTACCAGTATATGTAGGAGCATTAGCCAAACCAACTTCAACCCAACCAGCGTGTGTAGCCATTGTATCAGCGGCAAGGAAAGTACCAATTAAGTTAGCTGTACCTGTACCTGAACCAACGCCTGTAGCAACAAACACAATACCCACAGTATTTGCAGATGCGCCAATTGATGTAAATGAAGTAGTACCAACAGTAAGAATTTGGTATGTTGCGCCTGTTACAAAAGCACCAGCGGTTACAGTTGTACCCGTATAACCTACAAGACCTAAATAGTTAACGCCAGAAGCTGTACCACCAGCTGTACCTGTAGCACCAAAGTAAAAGTCAAATAAAGACTGTTTACCAATGGAAGTAACCACATTTTTAACAGTGTCTTCCCATTTTAAGTTGCCATCTGCATCGTAGCATTTAACTTCATAAAAACCTTGAATACCCAAAGTTTCATCATGGGCTGCGCCACGGGTTATTGATGCGCTTGCGCTGTCACCAAAATTTGATAATTCATTGCTCATAATTGCTCCTTAGTTAGTAAAACGAATAATTGCGTTTGTAGAGTTATTCGTAGGAAAAGTTATTGTAAATGTGTTTGTAGCAGTTTTATCTGACCCAAAACTTAATACTGCAACAGCAGAACCAGTAGTGCTATTGTAGATTAAAGCCCCTGCTGTAGTAAAGGACGCAGGAGTCCAAACTGCAGGGGCAAAAGACAAATAGGCTGTTTGGGTTAGGTTGTCAGACGCAGGTGGAATAACAGTCAACACTTTACCTGTAGCTGTATACCCGGTACCGGTAATTTCGTTAGTTGCGCTGTAAGCCGTAGTGTTTGGACCAATATCCGCAAACGACGTATATAGCGCAATTTTATAGGTGTAAGGGGTGCCAACTGCAAAGTTCTCTAAAGCACTTAAACAGTTCTTTTTAAATATCGTGCACTGCCCTTGTTGAATAGCCATTATGGGTTAACCTTAATCTTAGCTTGCCCATCACGGTACGCATCACCACGCTCCAGACCAGTACCAAGACGATTAAGCTGCATGAGGGCTTCTTGGTATTTTTCCTCGTAGTACTTAACCAAATCAGCCTCGCCCTTCATAAAGAGTATTGCTTCCCGCATAGACCCATAAAGTAGCACTGGGTCGTAGTTATCGCCAAGCCAGCTAGTGCCTTCAGAGTTATCAGCCACACTTACGGCTACAGAAAAACCAGAGCCAGAACCGCCTATGTATGTGTTAGAGCACGATAGTGCATCCCCAACCGTATAAAACGAACCGCCATGACACAGCTCAACGGAAGTTATTGTTTGTCCAGAAACTGTTATGTTTGCAACAGCTCCAGAACCTGACCCGCCCGTTAAAGGTACGTTATTGTAGTTGCCGTTGGTGTACAAAGAACCCCCCGTAACAGCGCCAAAAACCGAAATAACACCTTGAACAATAGACACGGGGTAATAGAAATAGTGCATCTCTACGTTATAGTTACTACTAGGTGTTGGCCCTACAATAAGCGACAATTCATTAGTATTAGTGTACTGAGAACCAAACAAAGCGTAATACTTAGGTAGCCCAGTAGATGTAGGCGTTGGATAGGCTTCACGAATAAAGTTAACATCTTTGTTAAGCAAGTAGCTGTAAGCGCCATCTCCATCAATAACCGCCATTGAATACGTAGCTAAATAATCATCTGGCAAAGACAAATACTTATTACCGGAACTAAAGGTGCCTGTTACGTTCCTACGTAGCGGTGGGAGTTGAACTGAGTTATAGATGCGCTCTTCGGCTTCTTTAACAAAAGTCGGTATGTTGTTTACAAAGAGCGATTCCGTATTCTCAGAATAGTCTTGTATTGCTTGGTAAAGTTGAACGTAGTTCATTTGGGTTTAGCCTACTAGCACATTGGCCCGCGAGCCATACGCCCTTTAGTAGCGGCTCCATTACCACGGGTTTCAACACCGTCTGTTTTAACGCCTTTACCAACGCTTTTGCTGATATTGCCTACGGAAATATTCATTTCATCCATAGCCTTAGCGCCTGTTGTATCTTTAATAGCGCCAGCAACAGTTACTTTTTTACCGTCCATAGTGTGTGGCTCAGCGTATACAGCTGCTGGACCAACCTCTTTACCATCACGTTTCATGCTGTACTTAGCCATTATCGACCTCTTCCTGCGCTTTTGCGCATCATTCCTTGGTTAGCTACTTTAGCCATATTACGACCCAGTTTCATCATCTGTTCGTTGGTTTTACCGCCCATACCGCCTTTGCCACCTTTTTGGATGCCAACGCTTGGACCTGAATCACCTAGATTTGTACCTTTAGTCTTACCTTTTTTAGTAACACCATCTGCGCCTTTTTTAAACATGTCTTTCTCCTATGTTGTTGTTACCGTAACTGTACCCACTTGTCCTACTGCAATCAAGTAATTTGGCGTTAAAACGTTAGTAAAACTGCTAGCCCCACCAACTGGAGCCCAGCCCCACTGAAACACCCTACTACCGCCTGTAGGATCACCAAAGCCAGTCCCGGTGTTTCCTGCATTTTGATTCAACTGCAAGCCGGTATAACCAGCTTGATAATATGTATTGTCCGGTCTTGGATTGCGCAATGCTTGCGGATCTTCAACGGGGTACATACCTAACTGCAACTGCGGATGGTCTGGGTCCCAACAAGTAGGGCAAACCATCAGATTGTACTTCTTGGTCTTAATAATCTCTGTCTTTAAGACCTTTAATTTAAACCGAAACCCGCAGCGATCACACTGCGATATTGCCCGTTTACCTGAAGCAAACTGATTAGACACAGCCTACCCCTAGGTAATGTACATACGACGTGGTACAAACCGAATAGCCGACTTATCTACGTCTTCTGCCGCTGCGTTTGACCAAGTCTCGTCGTACTGCTGTTTTAGTATCGGTAGGCGCGCATCTGCGCCGGGAATCTTTAACGCCATGTAATACGCCAGCCCAGCTACCAAACAAGGCAAGAAACGGAACGGGATGTCCATAGTATTAGAACCATCACCAGCATCATGAATACGGCGCATGCGCCAGTACACAAACGTGTAATACGGGTCTTGAGACGTTCCTTGGTCTGGGGTAGGCCATACTACTACCTTGGGTGCATTAACGCCTGCAGGAGGGCTCGTAGAGGCTGTACCCGCATATGTTGCACCAGACTGACGGTTTACCCATACTTGGATTGGTCTAGCCTGCTGTAACTTGTTAGGGATTGTGGCGTAGGTAGATACAGAGATACGTGTTATGGTGAGATCCGCTTGGGTGTTCTCTACCCCGGGGTTTGTACGGATTACATGCTCTAACAGGTCAACGGTATCAACCGGTAAGTCATAAACACTCTGCCCCTGCACCATAGGAATTGAGCCTTGCTCAATCGTCCACATGTTAATACCACGGTTTGCCCAGTCAGCAAACAATAAATTAAGCGAACGACGCGCTGTGCGCAGGTCATAACCCGAACGTAGCTCTGAACCACAACGCTCAAAAGCTTCTTCGACTATATCCGATAGCTCTAGGTTAAACGTTGCGGTAGCGACTACGGTCATCTTTTAAATCCTTTCAGGGTTTCCGCCAGCCTAGCCCGCTTACCCACCTTGCCGGGCTTTTTTGCAGCTGCAGCTAATTTGCTGGACGGAATTTTTTTGCCAGCAGGTACACCTAAATCTTTGTGCAGTGCACCAGGTTTCTTAATAGCCTTTTGAATCCAGTTCTTAGTAGCCATTACTTAACCTTTCGGTACGGCTTTACTTTTGCTTTTACCTTTTGCGGCTGCGGCACGAACTGCTGTCCCCGTGCTTTTCCTGCTCGCTTTGCTTTTGTCGTTGCTGCGTACTCCTGCGGGCTTAACGCTTGTATTGCTTTCTTTGGCAGGTACCGCTCGCCTGTTTCGGACGACTTCTTCCCTGACTTGGTTGTCCACTTTTGTTCGCCCCACGCCTTTAAAGAACGTTGCGATTTTGCCAATCCACTCATTTATATCCACCGCCAGCCGCCTTATATTTTTTAGCTACTAGTTGCGCTTTACGAGCCGACCACTGACCTGCGCCAGTACCGTGGGTTGCAGCCGCTTTAACCTGAGAAACAATCCGCTTGCGCATCTCTGGTTTTGTGTAATTACCAGCAGCATTAACTTTACCACCATCTTTATACATATCAGCAGCCGTTAACGAACCTGGTTTAGCTAATAGTTTCTTTGCCATTGCAGAAGCTGTACCGCCTTTAGTAGTAGTAACACCTTTACCTACCTTGCCGCCCTTAGCAAACTGCGTAAAATTGGTGTCATCCCTACGGGCTTTTTTAGTCCCTTTAGGCATCTTGCTAGGCATAATCGCACCCATTCCACGAGAGGCTTTCATGCTCTTGTCTTTCCTCTTATGCAGCAGCCGTCTGCACGGCTTGAGGCGGATGATACTTTACCGCCCTTCTTGTAGTTCTTAGTGATGTCACGGTTTGATTTTGGCATACCGCCTCCACCGCCTCCGCCACCGGTTGAGGCTTTGCCCGAAGTTCTTTCAAATGGGTCAGCAACTCCTGCTGTTTTAGCCATTTGTGACGTAGCCATTTCGCCCATTTTTCTTTGAGCTACTTCTTTAGCTTTAGCCATTTCTTTACTGCCATCATCTTTCATGTCAAGCAGACTTTGTAGCCGTTTATACGCCGCAGAATCTTGAAAGTCCATGATTTAACAAGCCTTTCCGCCAGATTTCATAGCAATCATAGTGCCTTTGGTTTTGCCTTTGGTAGCGCAACCATCCGCACGGCTTGACGCTGTACCACCGCCAGCCATTTTGTGCATCTTCTGCTCATGGCCTTTAACAGCCTTAGCAGCAACTTTTTTCATCATTGGCATATCTTTTTTAATGTCTGAATGTTTCACTTTTCCACCTTCTTTCATAAAGCCCATCTTGTTACGCACGGCTGTAGGTAACTTAGCCATACCCGGATTTTTTTTCATATCTACTGGCTTCATACTAGCAAGCCTTTCCGCTTTTCTTTTTAGCCATACCGCCGCTCATCATCTTTTTAGGAGCGCTTGCTTTGCCACCTTTTTTCATGGGCATAGCAGTCGCTTTAGCTGGTTTTTTACCGGCAGCTTCTTTTTTCTTTGCGATCATTTCCATAAATGGGTTTGGCTTTTTCATGATTTACCTTTGTATAAGTTGGTCAATTTTGTTTTCAAGCTTGTTAAACCTTGCGTCCATGTGTTCGACA